TATCTTTCTTATAAGCATTAACTCTCCGTCCTTGAAGAGTTTATGCAGTTGATTTTCAGGAACACCACTAAGTTCTGTAACTATAGTGCCTGTCTCATCAATTAAAATTTTAAAAGAAATTAAATTACCTTCCTTACAGCTCACACGCACCTCCTACACACGCAAGTTCTTGCGATCCTATAGTATTATCATCCTCTTCAAAGTTTTCTAAATCATTCCAGTTAACATTTTTAGGCATTTCTTCTAGTAACTCTTGGTATTTCTCTGCGCTTATATCTTCGTAAGGAGCTTGCTTATATATGTGATCACTATAAGGAAGAAGAGATACACCGCTACAAAGATCAAAGTTTTCCCATATCCATTGAGCTACTTGAAAGAACTCATTGTCAGTGTAGTAAACAGTAATGCTAGGTTTATGCTCACACCAATAATTTTGATAAGTCTTCCACAGTTGTAGCTGTTCCATTGCTCCTACTTGTTTTACTGTGGTGCTTGTTTCAGGAGCGCGGGTCGGGAAACTAAAAACTAAAGACTGCTCTGACATAACATCTTTCTCTACCGGGAAACCTTTATCAGTCATAAAGATTGCTAGTGGGTCTTTTTTATCTGAACGAACTCTTCTAATGTAGTGGCTAGAAAAACGAGGATGAATGCCAGATGCGCTATCAACAAGCTGAGATACAGTACCACTTGGCTTAACGCAAGTAATAGCAGCCGAGGTATTAACGTCAAGTTTAGCAGCCCATTCTTTATTTGTATCCACACTAACATTACGCATCTCCTCTAACCACTGCTCTAGCTGATCTGAATGCTTACCAAGCATAGGGTGATCCATTATTCCTGTAAGACTAACGCCAAGCAATGCTTCTTCTTCCGTGTTCTTTTTCCAAACGCTACGAAGGTATCTAAAATCTGTAAGCGTAGATTGTAATGTACCTATAATTGTTGCTATCCGAACCTTTCCTTTAAGGTTAGCTAGAGTATCGTCGGGACGTACAACTACCTCACTAAGATTACAGAACTGATTACTTCGCAGTATAATCTCAGAGCAAGGATTAGTACCAAAGTCTTGTTCGCTATCACGCCTACCGTTCCTAGCTGCTATCTTTTGTGCTGCTACCCTGCTAAATATACCCCGCTCTCCTGCCTTACTAGCATACATAGTCTGCATCTCACTAAGGAATGCTTCAAAGTCTGGCTTCTCAGTGTAGGCCACAGAGTTGTTAGCTAGGCGGCGCTGACCTTCTGACTCCCACCACTCACCTGACTTAGCTCTAGCCATGCGTTGATCTGACAGGTTAGACAAGCTAATAAGGGCTGATCGTCTTACACCACCAACAACTACAATATCTGCAACCTTACAGCAAACATCGTGGCACTCAAGTGATGTTAACTTTCGACCTGCTGATCGTTGAAATAAAGAACTACAAAAAGTAAACAAGTCTTCTAAAGGATCAGGGCCAGATGCCCGGCCCCCAAATATTTTAAGCCTTGCACCGGATGGACGTATCTTACTGTAGTCAACATTAGGAAGCTTACCTGCATACAGTAAACTAATAAGCTCACGGAAGGCACTAGCCCAACCAATCTTACTATCAGCAACCACGATAGTTGTTTCAGTAGCGTGGAATGTTTCTGCTACTGCGGGTAGTTTATTAATAAAGTTGCGCTCAACACTAAAACCAACACCAGTGCCGCACATTAATACATACATTAACTCATCGAATGCGCGAGGGTGATCTATGTGGAGGTAAGAGCAGTTGAAACCTGCAACATTATCTTTATCTAACGCCTTACCTGCTGTCATCATGCAACGCATAGATGGCATAACATCAAGATTGTGAATAGCCTCCCAGAGTTCTTTAGCGGTGCTTGTGTTAATCTGATCTCTCTCAACCCAGAAGTTAACATAACGTGTGACTGTCTCCATCCAAGTCTCCCTGCGCTTTTCTTCCGGCATCCATCTAGCATAGCGACTCTTATGTATAAATTCTTGATATTGATTCATGTTTCTCTCTCATATTTAGTAAGTTGGTTTCGTTTAATATATCTACGTTCTGAAGCAGTTGCAGTTTTCTTAAACTTCTTCTTACGCAGAAACCTATCGCGTCTTTCTTCTTTACGAGTTGTCTCGTTCATCTTCTTCTAAAAGCTCCACCATTTTATTAAGATACCAAATAGCTTTACGAGCATCTTGTACTGGTTTATCTTTATTAAATAATCTTGACCCTGTATATTTTAACACATTACCGTGGCAATAGTTGACAGCACCCATTGGCCCTAGTACATCTACAATATAATCTATTGTTTCTATATCTCCATTATTGTAGTGAGGAGGGTGGTCTACCGCTTCTGTAATAGCATCAGATGCTTTGCTCCAACCTGTGCTTCCAGTGTCCCATTCATTATCAGTTAAAGTAAAATGTATTTTATTATCAGTCATCAAACTCATCTCTCTTGTTAGGGTTAATCCAATCATTAGGTATTGACTCGCGGCTATACCATCTAAAACCGTTAGCGGTTGCCCACTCTCCGTGGCTTCTTTTAGTACCATCCTTACGTCTTTTAGCTTGAGGCATAGGGGCGCTAGGATTAGCAAACAAAAACACTAACTCTTTATTCTTGGGGAGTGCTTTCTTAATCCAAATGTATTTACTGAACTCAGCGTAGTCCCAGAACCTTCCTTTAGCTTCAAGCAGAATTAACGTGCCATTTATAATCTTTACAAAATCAGGGTGGTATTTATGCTCAACAATATAATCAACAGTATCAGGGTGGAACTTCCATCCTTCTAGTATAGTTGTGTGTAACTCATACTCAAAAGTAGAGTCATACCCTTTGGTTAAATCTTTTTCAACCGGGCGTTTAACTCTAGGCTTTCGGAAGCCCTTTCTAATTTTTGTCAATGTATTGTTGCTCCTCTTTTTTCTATCTCTGCATTTATAAACAAACTTAAATCTTCTAAATATTCTACATCTATTTTTCCTACTTCACCACCATTAAATAAATAACTTCCTATTGCAATTAATAAAGGTTCTAATTCTATTAAACTTTCATTATCTACTGCGGTGTTCCACTTTTCTGTAGCCATTGTATTAACTCCAAATCTATTGATTGAATAGGCAATTCAGGGAAAACCTTTAATAATTTTTTAATTTTATTGCTTACCCATTTAGGATGATAAGCACTTAGATATCTTGTAGTGGCAACTGAGTAATACATATCTTTAGGTATATACTTTAACACATTAGAAGTATTAATTTTTATCCCTTCTTCTTCGGGTAAAAGAGATTGAAGCCACTCAACTAAAATAAATTTTACTTGGGTTTTAATTTGTTTAACTTTTTTATTATTCATAATATCTCCGGTACGTTAGGCTTTGATTCTATCTTAGTAAAATGTACTACACCGTTAGCGTACTTATAACTTTTAAGACCTGACCCTTCATTAGAATCTTTAAAGCATTCAAATTTATACTTACACCAAGTACAGCCTTTAGCTAATTTCATGTTGCCTTTCTTACCATCAGGTACAGGGGAGTAACAAAACCCCGGCGGTTCTTCTTTTTCTAAAGCTGTTAATAAAGATTTAATCTTACTTGAAGCATTAGGTTTTTCTAAGTCATCTGGTTGATATAAGCATAGCTCTCCTGACTCTTTATTAAGAACAAGGAACCCACCGTTATTAGTTCCCTCTGCTTCTTCATAAGCAGCTAACTGACTAAGGTATCCAAAAGGATCGTCTTCCGATAAACTACCTTGACTAAACTTTCTAAAGGCAAAGTTAGAAGCAGTCTTAACATCTACTACTTCTCCATTTATCTTACAGTCCATGTGACCTAGTATCCCATTAAGGTTAACTTCTTTCTGTTCATCAGTAACTTTGTGATCTGTCATCCGAACAAGCATAAGAACTATCTCTTCTAACAGATGACCATAAAGAAATTTAATCTGTGTAGAAGCTGTGACAGTACGAGAATTAGAGTCACGTTTTTCATACCATAACTGTTTAGCTGGCTTGCCTATGTTAGACATACGAACAGTAAAATTTTTATTTCGTACAGCAGGAGCAGACCAAGACATAAGAGCATCTTTAATACCCACTAAAGTTTTATCTATATCGCTTTCTGATATAGGAAGAGGCGTACCTTCAGATAATTTATCTAAGTGTTCGTATATGTCAGAAACTAAAGTATCTAAAGTTTTCATTCTCTATGCTCCACAAATCTAAGTTTTCTAGTGATTGAATTATAGTGTAGGTATTGTACACCTAATTTTTTTTGTATGTCTGTTCTTCCCGATAATCTAGAATCTTTGTAAGACTTAACATCTATTAGTTTAATTGTTCCATCACTATGTAATGCAATCATATCTATAGGGCCGGTACACCCGCAGTTTTTAAATACTTGATAGCCGTTATCCCATAACCAAGTAATTGCATAGTGTTCTGCTAAGTCACCTACCCTACTAGTATCAGTGCGTTTCATACCAGTTGTCTCCTACATTGTACTCGCCATCCAAAGGACAGTTAAGTTTAAAGGTACAAGTAGTTTCTCGTAAAGCTTGGACACCTAATCGCCCTACAGCATCTGCTTGATCTTCTCTTACTTCAAGCTGCCATTCATCATGTACGTTAGCAACAAACTTAGCGTCTATACCTTTATCTTTTATCTTATCGTTTAAATAAATCAAAGCTTGTTTCATTACAATAGCTCCGTTACCCTGAAGCAAAGTGTTTAAAGCGGCGTGTTCTGACCTAACAGTAAGCTTACGACCATCTAATGCTTTAATATATCCTGTTGAAGCTTCTCGCGATACTCTATCTTTAAGAGATTTAAATGATGGGAGACTACTAAAGAAGCGTTCTCTAAGTTTTTTACCTGCTTCTCTATTTCCTCCAACCACACTCCCAAGCTTTGCATCTCCTGCTCCGTAGTTAAGGGCATATATGAAAGTTTTTGCCTGATTTCTTGATTTAAGTCCAGCAAGTTTTTGATTAGCTGTGTGAATGTCTCCATTAAGTATTTCATTTGTATATCCTTTGTCGTTCATTTCGTGAGCTAACATTCTAAGTTCAAGACCAGAAGCGTCAATGCCTACTAACTTATATCCTTTAGGTACTGTCCAACAACTCCGACACTCCGGGCCATAAGGTGATTTGCTACTTGGAACTTGAGCCATGTTAGGATGAGAGTGGGTCATTCTAGATGTCACAGCACCATTAGGATTAACATATCCATGTACTCTATCTGTAGTATCGTCTACTTCTTTAAGCCAACTTTTAACTTGAGCTAATCTTTTTTGAAGCATAAGATACTTAGCAATCATAGCAGCTTCAGGTATGTTCTTAACCTTATTTAAAGTTCCTTCATCTACTATGGGTTGACCAGTAGGTGTACGCTTCTTAGGCTTCCAACCAAACTCTACTAGGTACTCGCCTATTTGTTTACGTGAACCTAAATTAAAATCTACTACCGTGGTTCTAGTAACTTTACCATGCTCTCTTATATCATCATATTCTTTTTCCGTAAGACGGACACCGTTACCTTCGGAGTTAACTGCTGTCTTAGCGGTACATCCTGACTTAGTATATTTAGGACGCAATACATTTTTAATTATTTTAGGTTTAAAAGTTTCATGTACATCTGACTGAACCTTTTCTAATTTTTCTTGTAACTCAGCTACAAGAAGCATACATTTCTGTTGGTCAAGAAGAAAACCTGTGCGTCTTTGTTGATCTATAATCTTAGCCACCGAATGTTCAAGTTGAACAGCTTGTCCAGTAAAGCCTTTACTTTCTGCTTTAAGTCTATTGTAAACTTTCTCATTTAACTCTACATCATTAATACAATACTGTAGCATCTCCGGTGAGTATAAATCCCACGCTCCTTCTGAGCTACCATAGCTTCCCTTTTTAAAGCCTAGTCTATAGCCCCAACTTTCCAAGCCGTGACCACCTTCTCTAGTAGGGTGGAACAGCCTAGATAATACTAAAGTATCTATGGCTTTAATAGATGAAAGGCTTATACCAGTTATAGATTCTATAGCTGGTATGTCATATCCTAATATGTTATGACCTATTAGTTTAGTAGACTTTAAAAGAAAGTCGCAGCCTTCTTTTATCTGAGTGTTGTCAAAAGAATATATTTCTTTTGTGTCTACATCCATAGCTACGATGCAGAAAATTACAGTCGGTTCTAAACCATTAGCTTCTATATCAAATAATATATTCATAGCTCTAACTCATCTATATCGTGATGGTCAATTTCTTGAAGTCTACCAGTTGCAGAACAATATAAAAGTCTAGTAGCCACACCAACATCGCCAGTATGCCTAGACTTTAACACCCTTACTTTAGTTGTAGATGCTTCAATAGGATCATCAGACTGTTGGTTACGCTCTAAAGATATAACACAATCACTAAGTTGACCTATACTTTGACTGCCCCTGAGATGTGAAATGCCTGTTTCTACTCCATTCTCATGTCCTCTATTACCTTCTAACCTTTTTAGATGAGAGACAAGAATCATACCGCACTTGGTTTCTTCTACCAAAGTTCTAAGCCGGTGCATTAATCCATCAATTGCTTTGCGCTCATCGCCTTCTAACATAGAAAGAACTAACATATGTAAGTGATCTACTATTATCCACTTACAATCTAATCCTATTATCATATATCTAAGCTTAGAAAATATCTCGTCTACATTAGTAACGCCGTGGTGGGCATGGAGGCAAACTCTTTTCTCATTTTCACCCATGAAAACTTTCTTAAAGAAACCGTCTAGTTCTTCTCCGGTATACTTTTCTTTTACTTTAGCTAAATGCAAGGGAGCATTGGCTTCAATGGAAGATATACCTTCCGCAGTCCTACCCCAGTTTTCTTCAAGAGCTAGTATCCCTACGTTATCTTTGGTGTTATTGATGAGCCAGTGTTCTAGTTCTCTTGTTACACTAGACTTACCTAACCCTGTGCCGCCAGTAAGTGTAACTAACTCACCGGCTCTAAGACCTTCTAGTTTTAAATTAAGACCTTTCCAAGGATAAGGAATAGATGGACGAGCTTCTTGACGTAGCTTTTGGTAGGCTTCAAACTGATCGGAAAGAATCAGAACGCCTGAAGGTGTGTAAATTTTAGCGTCCCAGAAACAACTAACATAACTGGCCTGTCTGCCCTGACGCAGCATATCATTAGCGTCTTTAAATTCTTCGGGCATTCGTAATATTTTTGCTTTTCCGGGGGTGAGAAGTTTAGCTACTTTACTGGCTGCTTCCTGTCCGGGCTTATCATTATCAAAATTAATAACAACATAATCAAAAGATTCTAGAAACTCTAAGCTATGCTTAACATCTTTAACTGCATTGCTTGCACTCTTAACAGAAACAGAAGGCCACTTACTACCTTGCATTTCATACGCTGCCATAGCATCGCACTCACCTTCGGTAATAGTGATGTACTTACCACCACCTTTGTACAAGTGTTGACCAAACAAACCTGTATTTTTTTGATCGCCCTCCCAAATAAAAGTTTTGGCTGGGCCTCTAACTTTAGTAGCAGCTAACTCATGTCCATTGAAATAAGGGTAGTAATGCTTAACAATAGTACCGTCAAGCTTGACGCTAGATTTAACGCCATAGAACTTTGCTGTTTCTAATTTAATCTTTCTATCTGTAAGTGCTACAAACTTTTTATTCTCTGGACTTGCGAACTCTAAGTCTTCTTCCATTTTATTATTCCTTCGATACGTTGATAGTTCCTTTACTGTATCTTGTTGTACTTCCGATGTACTATAGTTAGGAAAAAACTTACCGCAGCTAAAACATTTTGCACTGCCATTATCATTAACTGCTACAGGGTCGCTACCACCACAGTCGTGACATGGCTGTTTGAACTTTATAAATCCCATGATTATTCCTCATTGGTTGGGGACTCTACAATATAACAGCCATAGCATCATCTTTAAGATGCTCATCTAACTGTGCTATCAAATGTAATGCAGCAGACCGCGCTAGAGTTTCCTCTAACGTGGCCTTATCTAGGTTAGCTTTAGCTGCAACTAATACTCCGAAGATAGACTGCGCTTCAGACGATAACTTATCTACGTCATAAACTGTGTCATCTTTAGTGTAAGTTTTAGCAGTCATTTTTACAACTCATCCTCTATGTTTGGCTCTGATTCAAACTCAGCACCGTCTGGCTCTACACCCTCAACTAAGTTAAGAACTTGTAAGGCTTGAAAGTCTAAGCCTTTAAAGTCTCCATACTTGTTACTAGTTTCCCACTCTTTATACTGAACCCGAACGTGCGATCCGTTGCCAACCTTACAATCAAGCGGGTTCTTAAACTTATCTACTAAGCGAGGAGCAACTCGTTCACCACCGTTAGGTGAGGCAACCTTACGCTTGATAACAATTGTTTGCTGACCTTCGGGAAGGAGCTTTATTGTAAATCCCCTTGACTTAAAGTCAGCGGCGGTAACTTCATCTACTTCCAAATTAATACTATACACCGGCTCAAACTTGGTGTTAGGTGTAGTAACGTGAGCGTAGTAAGCTGTGCCTTCTATAACTGCCATAACATCTTCCTCTTGGGTTTATATCAAATGAACTGTGGAGTCTACCACAGAGTTTCTTACATTGTCAAGACTTTTTTTACAGTCTATTTCCAATACTATCAGGATCGCGGTTGTCAGTTTCTTTAACAAAAATACCGTCAATCATTTTACCTCTTCTATTTTTGATATCATTGTAAGCGTGATCTAAACACTGCTTTAATGTGTAGCCATTACGAACTGCAATGTTAATTAGTATAACAATGATATCGCCTATATCATCAACAGGATCTTTACCTTTACAAATACTATCAGATAGCTCTCCTAACTCTTGTATTAATTTAAGCACTTGGTTCTTATCGTTAGAGCCTTCAATTAAATTCCTATCTTTGTGCCAGTTAGCTATATCATATATAGTATTTTCTATTCCATCTTCATTCAAAACAAAGTCCCTCGGATGTTGTTGCATTACAATACCTCCCAACCTACAAGTATATTAGCCGCAATTAAACAGCACGTACCTAAGTTAATAATAGCAAATATAGTTCTAACAACAGCAACTATATCTGCTTCTCGGTTATCATCTGAAGCACGTTCGCCTAAACTTTTAGCCCATAATCTCCATGCTTTCCTTAACCATTGTATCATGTCTTGCCTGTATTTACTTGCCCCTGTATATCCAGTGTAGTTTCGTACTCTGTTTTTTCTACAATAAATTTTATTACGTCAGCTTCTTTAACGTCAAAGTTTCTGCAAAGTGTAGAGAGTGGGAAGCCGCTATATTTTAAAAGTTCATTAGCAACTCTAGCTACTGCCATTGCTTCAGTTGATGGATTACCTGACATAGAATCTGCAAACATATTAATCTCCTTCTCCCGGTAATTTTACAAGAGTCCAATAGTGTTGGTCACTACCTGCAAGGGTTTCCCACACGCTAGGGTAGCCGCTGTTATCGTTAGTCGAGCGCACTATGTTTCCAGTTTTACCATCAATAATATAATACTTCATAGTAACGATAGTAAAACGGCTATCATTGTATAACAAATAAGAACAATAATAATAAACCTTATTACTCTTACCCCGGAATGAGGTGCAGTACCTTCATCTTCAATCCCGTATTTTATTATCAGATGATCCAACCGATGACACATAATAAGCCAAAGACGTTTGCCTTCGTTTAGCAATTCTTTCATCTTCTTTAGTACGGTGTTCATATTCAGTTCCTTCAGTTAGTTTTCTGTTAAAAATTTTATCAAAGTTATCCATAAACTTTTTGTGGTTCGCCTTCCTTGGCGTAGAACCTTTACCACCATCACCCATGATTATAATATTCTCCGTGTAAGTTTTCTCTTAAACTTCTAAGAAGCAATACAGCTTCAGTTAAACTTTTAGTTTGTTTAGTTCTGTACACCTTGCCTGAAACTGCAATGTTACCAAGGTATTTTTTTCTAGCTTTAAGATACACAATACCTTTAAATCCTGTAGTATTATTTTTAGGAACTTTAGAATTAAATTGATTTTGTGAACGATTACAAACTCTAAGATTTTCAATCTTATTATTTAATTTATTACCATCAATATGATCTAACATTTTAGGAAGAATGCCGTGACACATTAAAAATATTAAACGATGTTCTCTCATTCGATAGTTACCAAAAAATACTTCACGATAACCATACATTGTCACTGCCCCTTTAACTAGTTCTCCTGCTTTATGTCCACACCTATTATTACGAGTAGTAATTTTAGATATTAATCTTCCTAACTCTGGATTGTATTCAAATCTAGAATGAATATATTCTAATACTTTAGGTGTTACTTTTTTAATAGTAAGATGTTTATGTTTTGCTGTAGTCATTTTAAAATTCCTCATCGTTGTTATAAGAATCGTGTTCAAACACAATACCAAAAGTAAATACAAGAAAAGGAACTAACAATACTATGCCATCAAAGCAAGCAACTTTAGTACCTTCAAAACTATCACTTGATATCCACACTGGTCTAGAATCACAGGCTTCTATATCGAAACCTGCTCCGTTTCTAAAATTACAAGTGAGCATCCTGCCCCAAAAAAACATAGTCATCTAAGCTGCCTTTGCATAGTCAGACACTACTTGCCTAACGATTTGATGACGATCAAACTGTAACGCTGCCAACTTATCTTCTTTACCTGATACTCTATGCGTTGACCAATCAGTAAGAGTATTGTATGCAGCCCACATTGTACTACCTAAACGCTTACGGTAAACGCCAGTATACTTCTGCCACATATATTCTAAATTAGAATTGCGGCGAGGTAGATTATCCATGATGGTAACAGGAGTATCATTCATCATACCTTCCTCTATAAGTTTCTCAGCAGATGTACAAGCACTCGCCTCTACAAATAATTTAAATACTTCCATGTCAAATAGTTTAGTATCTTGCCACTGTAACCATAGATCACGCTCTTTACTAAACACATTGAGAGAGTTCATAATAATATTAGAACCTTTATCAATATCTAAAGATTGAGTATGCCTAGCCCGATAGACTGCAACCTCTCCAGTTATAAATACTTGCAGATTAGTACAAGCAAACTGAGTAGCGGCAGCACTAATCATAAAAGGCCAAGTACCATCAAAGCTAGTGGTAGCTAATAAACTTAATGTTGCACGATCACCATCACCAGTATGGTAAGTCATAGCAGGTAAATCATATTTAACAAAACATCTAGCACCATTATGGGATGTACGGATGTGTTCGTTTATACCATTAAGATCAAAGTCAGAACGCTCTAACAAATTTCTAGTGCTATCTATCATATCTTTATAACCAACAGTCTTGTACTTAGGACTATGTATTCCTAACTGAAGACCACTATCAGTTCTATATACAGCAGACTTATCACTCTGTATATCAAGACCACTCATAGTTGCGTAGTGTAGTGGTGCTACGGCTACATCAAAGTCTGCACTACCATAGCCATCATTACGAATTACATCTATGTCACTCTTGTTGCTAAACAAATTAATAATACTCATGGGTATTGCCTCTTTAATTTTAGATTAGTATAAACTAGTTATCTTTAATGTCAAGTTCTTTTTGTTTTATTTCTTGAACTTCTTTAGAATTTACAGGGAACCTCTTTAATTTTCTTTCACTTAGTACATATACTTGCTGCCATTTACTACCTGATTCAACTCTCCAACCACCATACCAACCACCGCTCCACACTATTACTGGAGTATAGCCGCGCTCTAATACTTTAGCAGTTGTTGGATTGTCTATTGCGTACTGACTCTTGATAGGCATTATCTTTTATTTCCTTTTCAAAAAAATTAAATTTCTTTCTAATCCAACAGGTTGCACAATAAAACATAGACTCTTCTTTAACTAAAGCAGCTATACCACAGCTACACTTTATTAAATCTTCATCATCCACTTTACATTACCCCTTTAAACTATTGATTTAACTAACCATTCTTGTGAGAAAGCTTGTTGTTTTGTTTTAATATTGCGTAGCATTTTAGATGACCTTTGAAATTTTTTATAGGTCATGGTGTCATCTACCTCCCACTTTCTACGAACACGCTGTGCAAAAGTAGAAGGTACGATGCCTATTATTTCTGCATATTGTGTGACAGTATAAAAATTATCTTCTATTAAAACAGGGTGCTTTGTACCTATAAACCTTAACTCTCTATCTAAAGATCGCATACTCATGTGTGTTGCTCCAGCATTAAAGTTGCATAAGCTACTGCTTCATCGTCAGTCATGCCCTGATTAATACCATCCATATACCAGTATTCTATACATTGGTTTTGATAGTTACTCATATTAAATACTCCACTGTTGTTGGATGGCTTGAGCTATACCCTCAAAGGTTTTACTTCTTATCTTCCATCTATCTTTAGACGGCGGTAAGTAATGCAATCTCATCTGTTGATTGCGAGGCAGGATATCGTAAACCTTTTTAACATTATTAGTTTCTTTTAACTTAGGTAATCCGTGTAACCATAACCCGGTTTTCTTAGACTCAGGGTGTCCAAACATCCAAGGCTGTACATACTGTGTAGGTTTAAAAGGCAGCACACCTACGGGGTTTTCCATACATACTTTATCGCAACGAGATTTAGCTAACTCCCATAGCTCAGTTGTCCACTCAATAGCCTCTAGTCTTTGATGGTGTTTATCTTTAGTCTTGCCATACCAAGCGTTGCCACTAACAGCTAGTGCTGTACATGGTGGGTGAAGTATTATTAAATCCCAGTGGAAAAAATTGTTAACGACTTGCGTAACATCGCATTGAAAATGATATGTAGTTTCACCGTCATCGGCAGGTAATAAATCACATGAGTATGCGGTATGTCCTGCATTTCTAAACTCTCTACGGAGAGTACTGCTACTCTCACAACCAATTAATACTTTCATAATTACTTCCTCATAAAGATAAGTTAGCTGCTTTGTCAGAATTAATATTAAGTCTATCCCAACAGCTAGGTGTACATCCTGACATAACAAACTCCCTTTCATCGGCAGTTAGTTTAGGCATAGCATCTTGTATTAACTCCCCGCCTCGCCACCTAGAATATTGATCCATAGTAATATCTAATTCTAAAGTGTTGACTGCTGATGTAACTGGTGAAATTCTAGTAATATTAAGCATCATCTCTCTCCGTAATTTGAATGTTAACTGCGGGGCGTAGCGGGTGAAACAAAGTAATTTCTATAGTGTTTGTTTCTTTTGAAAAATATTCTTTTATAATATCTGCAACATCATAGGAGTTAACGTCCTCATAATCTTTAGCTATAAGACGAGCTAATTCATAGTGATTGTGGGTCATTTCATTAG